TGTCTTTGGCAATTGATTCGTTGCGATAAACAAACGGCAATTCGAACTGATCCATGTCAATGAACGAACCATCGCGGTGGATTGGTTTATATCCTTCGCCATCGTGGCGTTCAATTTGCCAACAATTGCCGTTTCCAACAATTCGATATTTTGCTTTGACCGGTTTGTCAACCGCAATTTCAAAACCTGGTTTGATTTCCTTTTTTTTCATGATTCAATTTGTTGTTATGCTGATTTTGATTTGAGTAATTCCAATTTTGACACCGGCTTCGCATTGGTGTTTGGAATTCGGGCGCGCGCTGATGGGGTCACGCCAATCAATTGACCCAATTGCATCGCTTGTTTGACGCAATTTTGTTTTGTTGTGAACCACGGGTTGACCTTTGGTCCTTGCTGCGTTTCAATGACCATGCCTTGTTCCTCGCATTTTTCAACGGCAACATAATAATTGGCCACGGCTTCGGAATACATCGCGATGATTCCCAAATCCACGCCAACCAACATGTTGATTTTTTTCAGTTCAAAACACATTTCGTCAAAAATCTTTTTGGCGCGTGGCGTTTTGAATTCAATTTCCGGGGTTGGTTCTTCTTTGGTTGTTGTCATGGTCATTTCATTTTCAAGAATTCGGCACTTTTGCGCCGTTCCTTTTAATTTTTTGACTTCGGTTGGCACTTTGGGTCGTCCTCTCATTTTTGTTGTCTTAAATCGCCTTAAAATCGTTTTAATTCTAATTTTGCACGGGTGTTCCTTCAAATGACACAGCGGTTAACCGTGGGTCGCTGTGGGGAAAAACACCCCCTACCGGGTCGACTTCGGGCCACCAATGCATGTTTTCGTGTGCGTCCATGTGCGTGTGTGCGAATCTCATTGTAGAATTAAAATTGTTTTGATTCCTTGCCGGACTTTTTTGCGTGGCATGAATTACACAGCGGTTGCAAGTTGTCGACATCGTTGAACGATCCGCCCAATCGAACGGGATTGATATGGTCAACCATTTGCGCAACCATGATGATTCCATTGTCACGACATTGCCGGCATAATGGTTCATCACGCAACATCGATTCGCGTAACGCGCGCCATGCCGTTGTGTGGTATCGTGGCTCACGATGGCGATGGGCAGTGTGAACTGTTTTGTTCTGAATCTTCTTTGATGGAAACATTGGCATGATGCAAAGTTATATTAAAATTTTATCAAACAATTACAACATTGTGTCATCACATTGCTGAATGGCCTTGAATATTTCAAATGCAACTTGTGGAACAATGGCATTGCCTAATGCTTTGATTGATTCGGTTCGCCACTTTGGAAAGGTAATTCCATCCAGTTCACGGGAAATCCCATCATTTCTGCCACAAACCGGGGGTTGAGTTGGGAATTCGTCCCAATGTGATATTTGATATAATTTGGCAATTGTGTCATGTGATTCATCACCGTTTCGTTTTCCCCGGTCAAATGTTCCATTGAATTTGCCCCTTTGTAATCCCTCGTTGACGGGGTTGGTAGTAAACCCATCGCCGCAAAATGTTCCAAATACATCGCCCGTGTTTTGCCCCCATAAATTTGTTTGCGTTTCATTGTTTGTTCCTCCGTCACCTCTGTCGGACTTGAATTGGGCGTTGGCAGCAACAAACCAAATTCTTTCCCTTCGGTGTGGTGCGCCGACCCCACATGCAGGAATAACAACGGGCGCGACTTGATACCCGTTATTTTCCAAGTCAATACACACTTCTTCGAATACCATTCCCCCGTTCCAATTAAGTAATCCGCGAACATTTTCGCCCACAATGTAACGCGGGGAAATTTCTTGTATCGCTCGCAACATGTGCGGCCACAAATGGCGTTCATCTTCTTTGCCTTTTCTTTGCCCGGCTGATGAATAGGGCTGACAAGGAAATCCGCCGGAAATAATGTCAATTGTGTTTGCATATTTTGTGAAATCTGATTTTGTTATGTCGTTAAATGATTCGGCCTTTGGCCAATAATGTTTCAATACTTTTTGCCCAAATGTATTCCATTCACAATGGAAAACATTTTCCCATCCCATCCATTCCGCGGCTAAATCAAACCCGCCAATTCCTGAAAACAACGATCCGTGTTTCATGAAACGACTTCGGTGTACTTTGTCAACTTGCCATCGAAGGTCGCATCAATCACCCCTGATTCCCCGTGCCTATTCTTTGCGATAATTAGTTCGGCATTCTCAATTGGCGGTTGTTCTTTGTCATAATAGGCCGGACGGAATGGAAACAACACAACATCCGCATCCTGTTCGATTGCACCTGATTCACGCAAATCAGACAACAACGGGCGTTTGTCGGCGCGTTCCTCCGGTTTACGGGACAACTGCGCCAATATCATCACGGTGCATTTCAATTCCTTTGCCATCAACTTCAACCCGCGTGAAATCTCTGCGATTTCTTGTTCGCGCGAATGGCTTTTGTTTACGCGAATCAATTGTATATAATCGATGATTACAAGGTCCAACCCGTGTTTTGCTTTGTGCAATTTACATTTGCCGCGGATCATCTGCAATGATGTGTCCGGGTCGTCATCAATGTGGAATGTCATCGGTGGTGTATTCAGGAATTGTTGAACATTGTCAATTTCTTCTTTGTACAATGAATGATTGCGAATGCGTCCATTTGGTATTTGACCAATCAATGAAACATAGCGTTTGGCCAATTGTTCGTTTGACATCTCCAATGATAGGAACAATGCGCGGCCATTACGCAACGCGAAATCATGGGCAAATGTCAAGGCGATGGCCGTCTTTCCCATTCCGGGGCGACCGGCCACAACAATCATGTCACCGGCGTTGTAACCTCCAATCGCTTTGTCAAGTTTGCGCCAACCTGATGGTTTTCCGGTCAACTGGTTGCCGCGCGACATTGCATCGACAATGTTGTTCATGACACCTTTGGAAACGGCGTTGATGTCTTTTGGCTCATGGCCAATGTCAATTTGTGCTTCATTAATAATTGATTGCAATTGCGACTTTGCTTCAATCAACCCACCGTCAAAATTCAAACCAATGACCCGGTTTTTGATATTGTTTAAAACAAAATTGTATTGTAGTTCGATGACCTGATTTTTGATTGATGGCAATCCCGAACATGCGGCCGATAATTGCGCGGCCAATATTGTTTCCGCTCGATCCAAATATTTCCGAATGGTGAACGGGTTGACGGTTTCGCCTGATTCATAGACAATGCGCATCGCTTTAACTATTTTCCCCAATGATTTATTTGTAAACCATTTTGATTGAATCTTTGGCAAATGATGATGCAATTCAGAATAAAACGCTAATTGACTGATGATATATTCTTCGTTCGTCATTGTTGTTTGTAGTATTGTGCGATTGCCAATGCGTGTGTGTAATTTTCGGATTCAAATTTCAATTCCTGATTGACATACACGCGCCATTTGTCGATGTTGTTAACATTGCCCATGACAATTCGGACATGGTTTGTTTGTTCACGGATCGCATATTCAACTGTAATCGATTCGGCTTTTTCCCCCAATGTTGTTTCCCGAAATGCTTTTTTCATTGTTTTGACCCAATTTGCAGCTGGTGAACCAATTTCCGCAATGAATGTTTGCACCGGATAAGAATTGAATTGACGGTCGGTGTGTTCGATTTCAATTGTGATAATGAATGTTTTCATTGTTTTTGTTTGATTTCGTGTTTCACGACATCCCAATAAACAAACACGCCATGCGGTGTTTTGATTTGGAAATTTAATTCATTGTCGCGCATTTCTGCGATTAACTCATTGACATGAATCAACGCGCATTCAATCGCATCGCTTTTGTTTAATGAAAAAATTACATCACATTCACCCGTCACCAATTCAACTGATTCTGAATTGACAAAAAGGAATTTATTGATTAACTGGTCGGCTTTTTGTTGCGGTGTCAACATTGTTGTTTTTTTATTGCTCATTGTATTGTTTGATAAATAGCGAACATTCATACCATGTCCCGGTGAATAAATGGTTGCCGTTCAATACCACCACGGCGGTGTTTTGGTTAATTTCTTCGATCCACATCATTAGTCAAATTTTAAGGGTTTGTAAAAAGATTCTTGTTTAGGTTGTTTATCATTGTTTTGTTGTTTCCATGTTCTTACGGCCGCTTTCCAATCCTTCATCGGATTTTTGCCGACTTTCCATCCATTTGATTCGTAGTAATCAACAAACCGTTGTGACATGTCGTTCATGTTTAATTCGGCCATGTATTGACGCACATCATCAACCGGCGGTTTTGTGAACCTTTTTGGCTTTTTGGCTTTTTGTTCCAATACTATATTTATATCATTATCATTATCATTATCATTATCGGCATTTTTTGCATCGTTTGGTATGCGTTCGCATGCGTTCGCATCCCATCGCATGCGTGCGGATAAAGAATTGCGTTCACGGATTTTTTCGTATCGCACCAAATCGCGTTTCAATTGTTGTTTGATTGGTTCAAATGCAATTTTGGTGATGACATTATCGGTGTCGGGATTCAGGTCGTTCACATAATACAAAACATGTTTGAATAAGTGTCCGGCTTGCTCATCCGTTAATTGTTCGATTGTGTGTATAATATCGCAATACAACACAAATGATTTTTTATCCTTTGCCATCTAATTGTTTTAAATTCAATGCAACATATTGTTTGCCATCATG